GTTTTAAATTTCCCTGACGGATTAAAGAATATTGCTAAAAGAGTTGCCAGATTTAACGATAATATTTTTCCTGATGCTCTTCAATTCTCTGTATACGGTTCTTTAGTACCTGATGTAGAGATACCTGCTTTAAATTTACGATATTCAGGTCAAACATTAGCTACATCAAGTCAAGCTAGAAATTCTTACCCCCCTCTTACAGTAAATTTTACTGTAGACAACAGATTTAATAATTACTGGACAATATATAAATGGTTGAATTTATTAAACCATGATAGAACAGGTATATATAATTCATCTGATATTCTACCTGAAAATAAATTTAATAATAAAGATATACTAGTTTATGCTGCAAATATATCTATTTTTGCTTTAGACGAATACGATAAGAGATCTATAGAATTTAAATATATTAATGCTTTTCCTACAGCTCTAGGTGGAATTTCTTTTAATAATAGAGATCCCGGTGAAATAGAAACATCATTTACTTTTAATTATTCACAGCTTTTAGTTTCTTTGGTCGAGACTGTAGATAGTTTGTAAAAAATTAAAAAGTTTAATCCAAAAAACAATAAATACTTTATATGGCACGTACAATTCAAAGCCCCGGTGTTCAGATTAGTGAAGTAGATCTTTCGTTAGGAGCAGTAGGATTACCACCGACTACTGTATTTATTCCAGGTTTTGCTGAAAAAGGCCCTACCTCCGAACCAATTAGCATTGCTTCACTCTCCGAATTTGAACAAGTTTTTGGCGTACCAACAAATGCTGCGGAAAGATATTTTTATCATTCAACAAAAGCAGTTTTACAGTCTCCTGCTAGCGTTATTGTCTATAGATTACCTTATGGCGCCGGCGCTGGATTAGATTATACTGATGATTATTCAGCTCTTGTATATCCGGTGGTAACATATGTAAACGGCGCTAGTTCTACCTCACTAAGTCTCCCTACAACCGGTACATATTTCTTTGGTAAGCCAACTCATATTAAGTTAACTCAATCTCAATATCTTTCTATTTTACGTGGCGATGCTTATTCATGGTCAGCAAATGCAACAGGTCCCGACTCATTTAATACCACAGCTTCTCTCGGCGGTGCCGGTTTGATAATTTTAAATAAAGCGCAGACTACTATTAATACACGCTACGAAGGTACATATGTTGGTATAATTGATAACACAAATTTAAATCCTGCAACAAATTTTGATAACGTTAATAATGTCCTTTCAATTAATACAAATGCATTAACAACTTCTGGGAGTGAATATGTTACACTCCCGGGTGTTAGATTAAATTTCTCTCTATCCGCTACACCCGGTGGTGCTTCTGGAAGCGTATCAGAAGTAATGGAAAACGTTTCAAATTTCGATATATTTTCTAATCAATATGATGATACAGTAACAGTTGGAGTATTTAAACTTCGTCAGTCTGTTTATTCACCAGATACTATTACATTAGATTATGTATTTCAAGAAGGATATGTCGGTTCACTCGATTATCACCGTCAAATTAACAATGAAAACGGCGGGCCTGCAACAAGCTTCTATATTGAACAAATAGATAATCCATCAACAAACGTTACCGTAATTGTTAATTCCAATATTTCTTCTAAAAATGAGGTAACTTGGCTAGATTCTAACGGTGTTCCAAAGAAAAAAGCAAGATTTCTCAGTACACCCATGTCGTCACTACTTGCAAACGAAACGGAGCAAGAATATGAAGTACGTGTTGGCGCACCTTCCGCAGTTGTTCAGGGTTTAATAGCTGATTATGGAAGTACAGATTCTCTTGTAGCATTAGGCGACTATAATGATCAAGATCTTGCAACAAAAGAAATCGGTACATTGCCTACTAAGCTTTCTATTGCATTAGATAAAGTAAATAATACAGATTTATTTCCTATTAATATTGCAGTAGAAGCAGGTCTCGGAACCGTATATGTTAATTCGTTTAACCCACGTACATTAAATTATTTCGATGATAGTATACCCTTCGATTCCATGGTACAATCTCTTACTTCTCAGAATAATTCTACAATTCCCGTAGCCATTACTCGCTACAACGCTGTAGCTAATACGTTTCTCGCATTAGCTAATAATCGTAAAGATCTTCTCTTTATAGCTGATCCTATTACGAATATCTTTGTACAAGGTTCAAATGTTAAGACTCTTGACTTACCTACCAATACATTTTCAAATAATATTTATTGGCCATTAAGAAACCAGTTTGCTGGTATTAATACAAGTTATGCTTGTGCATTTGCAAATTGTGCTAAAGTAACTGATGTTGCTTCTTCTGAGGAAGTATGGGTTCCTTTTTCTGGTTTTGCTGCAGCTGCAATGGCTAATACAGATAGTAATTTTCAGCCTTGGTATGCACCAGCAGGATTTACCCGCGGCATACTCGCAGGGGTCAATGATATAGCAATATATCCCAAGCAAAAGCAACGAGATCAGCTTTATAAGACTAATCTAAATCCAGTTACATTCTTTCCTGCTGAAGGGTTTGTAATCTTCGGTCAAAAGACACTTCAAAAGAAGCCAAGCGCATTTGATCGTATTAATGTACGTAGATTGTTCTTAAGCTTAGAAGCATCAACAAGAGACACAATTAAATACTTTGTATTTGAACCAAATACATTATTTACCCGCACTCAAGTATTAAATGCTATCACACCTATTTTTGATAATGCAAAAAATACTCAAGGTATATATGATTATCTAATAATATGTGACGAAAGAAACAATACACCAGAAGTTATTGATGATAATACTCTTGTAATAGACATTTATATTAAACCGGTGAGAACAGCAGAGTACATCCTTTGTAACTTCTATGCAACAAGAACTGGTACAAACTTCCAGGAGATTATTACATAATTAATCTAAAGAATAAATAATTTTATGGCAGACGTAAATCAACTTATAACAGACTTTTACAGAGTAGCGGCAACAAGAGAATTTGCACGTGATTTTAATTTTAGAGTCCTTTCTATAAATACCGGCGGAGCAAGCACAGTTACATATGATGAGAATGATCTTGTTTATGTAAAAACAGCTACATTACCGGAAAGAGCTATAACAAATATTCCCGTACCTTACATGGGGTTAAATTTTAACTTACCCGGCAATGCAACTTACCCCGGCAGTGAAGCCTATACATTAACGTTTTATGCAGATGCGAATTCTCAGATTCGTCAGAAATTTGAACAATGGTCAACCGATATTTTTGATGATTCTAATTCTACTGGTAATTATTTTGCTCCTAAACAAACAGCTATTATAGATCTAGTACAACTAGATAATCAAATGAATAAAGTCGCACAATATCAATTGGTTGGTGTTTCTGTAAGAAGTGTCGGGCCCTTAGCTTATAATATAGCTGAAGGCACAGGAAATACTATAGAATTTACAGCTACTGTTTCGTATCATTATTGGAGAAAACTATCTTAAATTTAATTTTTTAATTAAATATTTAGGTGAATAACCCGTTTACCAATGCATTAAATGCTTTAGGTAATAATTTTGTTGGTTTAGCTAATGGTACTAATCCTCTTTTTGCGCCTCAGGTAACTAATCTTTTTGGTTTTAATATACCCGGTGTTCCAATAATAAGTGTAAGAGATTATTTTCTTTTTCAAATGGAATCGTGGTTTACCTCTATTCCTAACTCTTCTCAGTGGATTGTAGTTATTGATAACTATCCTGCAGCGCTAAGAACAAGTATAATTCAAGGACTAGAAAGAACAGACGGGGCAAAAAAAGGATTTGATATTAGTACTGCTGCAACTATTTTAAATAGTTATCCTTTACAAAAAATTATTGGTTGTTTGTTTGCCCATTCTATTACTATACCTACTGAACAATATGATGTTACTTCTGCTTCTGTAAATAATAATCGTGGCTTTCTGCCCGGTATACTGGGAGGCGGCCGGTCAATAGAGCCCCCTTCTTTGGTAATTGATTTTAGAGAAACAAACACCTCATTTATAGATTTTGTAATACGCCCTTGGGTTATTCTTTCATCTCACTTTGGTCTCGCTGCACGACCTAATGATATTAGAGGAAGAAAAGATTTTAGAAATATGAAAGTAAATATGTCATTATTAGAATATACAAGAACGTATCATAGTGTTTCAATGATACCGAGAAAAGTCTTTAATTTTTACAATTGTGTACCTTTTCAAGTCTCAGAACAAAGTTTAGATTATTCAGATGATAAACTTACAACCTATGCAACAAGATGGACCTATTCTAATTATACTGTTGAAAATAATTTATATCTACCTATAGCCGATATAGTAAACAGAATTTCAAATGGAGAGATACCTAGAATTACTAGCTTTCAAAACGGTATTGGTAGTATAAACCCACTTGGATTCTTATAAATCTTAGTTAAATAGCGATGTGAATGATTTTATTATTAAAGTTTTTTTACCACTGAAAAAACAATACTATACATTTAAGGAAATAAAATATAGTACATATAAAAATTTAGCTAAAACAATTTTAAATAATAATAATGCTGATATTTCAATTTTTTTTAACAATTTAATATTAATACATAGTAATGATAAACAAATAAATTTTAATTTTTTAGAAAAATTAATTATTTTATTGGCATTAAGAATAATTTGTGTTAGCCCGGTTTTAGAGTTTAATATTCAAGATAAAAATAAAAAACAACAATTAGTTTCAGTAGACTTATCTAAGCTTTTACAAAACATTCAAAATATAGATTTTGATGATAAAGAAGTTCAATTTCTAGAAAATATAGAAGTTAATTTTTCTTTACCATCTAATTTATTTTATAATACTTTAGAAGAGCATTATCTTTCAACTATAAAAAGTGTAATAATTAATAAAACTGTATATGATGTAAACGATAGTAAAATACTTGATTCTTTACCAACCTCTACATTAAAATATGCAAAAGAGCTTTTTGATAAAATTAATAATAGTATTTCAAAGTATTTTTTAATAAAAATATTTTTCGGTGAAAATGAAAATCTTGAATTACCTTTATCTTTAAAAGACAATACTATAATTGAATTTTTAAAAATTTTGTTTAAAAGAGATTTATTATCTCTCTATGAATTTGAATATTTTTTTATTTCTAAATTAAACTTAACTTACGATTTATTACATAATTCTACTCCTGCAGAATTAAATGTATTTATGAATATATATAAAAAGGACTTAGAGGAGCGTAATAAACAACAACAAGGTAACAACTTGAATCTTCAATCCCCTAACTTAAATAAAATAAATGAGTAATTCCGCCGAACTTCTAAGACAGTTAGAAGAGCTTAATAAAACAAATTCAATTTCTGTTTTTGTTCCCTCTTTAAAAAAAGAGATAAAAATAAAAAACATTACTCTCAGACAGCAGAAAAATCTTTTAAAAACTTCTATTGATGAAACGTTAACTAAACTATCATTTATTATTAATATTTATAATATTTTAAAAGAAAACATTTTAGACAATATTAATGTAGATGAGCTTTTTACTTTTGATAGAACAGCTATTGCAATAGCTTTAAGAGCTTATTGTTTAGATTCAAATTACAAATTAAATGATAATAACTATAATTTATTGGAAAAAATAAAAGAATACCCTACAATTTCGTTTAATTTTATTTCAGAAAAAATAATTGAAATTAATAATTTAAAAGTTGCATTACAAGCACCACGTTTAAATGTAGATTACAAGATGAGTCAATTTAGCTTGGAACATTTAAAACAATTAGAAGACAGAGATTTTAAAAATGTAATCGGTGAATTATTTGTTCAAGAAATTACTAAATTTATAAAAAGCGTTTCTTTTGAGGGGGAAAAACCACTTTTTGTTGATTTTAATAACACTGCTATATCTGAACAAATAAAAATAATTGAAAAATTCCCTTCATCTTTGACTAACAACATATTAGATTTTATAAAAAATTACAGAGATATTGAAAATAAGATAACTTCCATCGGTCAATTTAATATAGAAGTTGACGGGGCTTTCTTCTCAATTTAATTACTATTTCTTAAATATTATTAATGGAAGAGCTATCTAATGAACAGCTTATAGCTGTTTTCGGCAAAGGATTTGAAGACTTAAAATCTGCAAATCTACAACAATATAAGTCTATTGAAAAAATAGAAAATATACTTAATAAACGATTTAATATTGATGATGACAGATATAAAATGCAAAAAGCAGATGAGATACGTAGAGAAAAGAAAAATGATGAACCAAAGCAAATTGAATTTTCTAGAAAAGCACAAAAACAACTACAAACTTTAGATCAATCTGAAAAATATAGCGCTATCTTAAAGGAAATAAAGAATTCACAGAAAAAAGAATCCGGTTCATTACTTAAATTATTAAGTCCTATTTTATTACTTCTCGGGGGCGTAGCGGGATTAGCTTTTGGTGTTGAAAAAATACCTGTAGTCAAAAAATTATTTGAACAATTCAAGCAAGGATCTGTTATAAGTAGCTTAAAAAACTTAACAAGTATTTTTAATAAAAAGGGATTAGAGTTTAAAGAATTTATAAGAAATATACCATTTGTTGGTCGTATCATAGATGCATTTGACGGTTTTAGATTAATAGCTCGTGGAGAAGTGGGTAAAGGGTTAAAGCACCTTGCTTTTGCTATACCTGGAGCTGAATTTATTGCTCAATTTTTTGGCACATCAAAGCAAAGATTGCTTCAAGATTATGAAACAATAGGAGATAAAAGTAAAAAATTTAATTTTTTTGGCATGAATTTTACAATTGAACAGCTATTTCAAAACCTTACATCTGGGCTAGAAGGGGCATTTATAAGTATAACTGATTTTTTTGAAAAAATAGGTAAAATTTTTGTACAATTATACCAAGTTGTAACTAAAGGTTCTGGTATAAATTTTGAAGATATTATAGGGCTATTAAATCAAATCGAAACATATTTTCCTTCGGTTTCAAAAATTACCGGGTTTTTAAAAATGTTTACTCAACAAGCTTTTGTTTGGCAAGCTGGCAGAGAGACGGGAGGAAAAACGGTTGAAGATTTAAACGTAGGCGATATTTTTAATTCTGTGTTTACTGAAATTTCTAAAAAGATTAATACAGTAATTGAAACTATAGTTGATATAGGTAATGCTGTCGGGCTTATTTTTAGTAAAGATGTTACAGATGCACGCAAAGGATTTGCAATCTTAGATAAATATGCTCCCGGTCTTTCAAATGGCTTGAGAGTTGCAAGAAATGTTTTAGATAAAATCTATGAAATTGATTCAGCAAAAGGTTTTTTTGCTAAAATAAAAGCTGTAGGAAAAGCATTTACCGAAGGTAACAAATATAGTCCAGAAGCTGCTTTAGATCAAGCAAAAGAACAGGATATAGAAGATGTAAATTCATTTGTAAGTGCAAGAAAAAATACTGAATTACAAGAATTAAGAATTAATAAAGAGATAGAAAATGAAAAGAATCCTAATAAACAAGTATTAACAGAAACATTAAAAGCAGGAGTAGGAGGTGCTGCTTTAGGAGGTAGTGTAGGCCTTGCATCTTCATTAGTACCCGGGACACCTTTTTTCGGGCAACCTCTTACTGCAGCTATGCTTTATGGTATTGTATCTGGTGTTTTATCAAGTGCAGGTACTTTTATTTTAAAAGGAGCAAGTGAAACATATAAAGATTTGTTTAGTGGTGAAGATAGAGATGAAAGAATAAAAAAATTAGAAAGCAGTAAACAACTACAAATTAAAACACGCGATACATTAAGAGAAGAAGGTTATAGACAAATAGATGAAGATTATTTCAATAAAATAAAACCTATTGATTTAAAACCTGAGGAAGCAAGCAAACCAAGTGATCAAGTAAAAACTCAACAAAAAATAATTGATTTACTAAATGAGGTAAAAGAATTATTCGCTAAACAATTAAAGTTTAATGAAAGCAGTTATAAAAACGACCAGGAATTAAATCGCGCTATATTAGCTTTAAATAAAACTGCTGTAGAAAATAAAGCCCCGGTAATAGTAAGTAATAATTCAAGAAATTTTGTTTTAACAGATAAAACGGTATCTAATTTTGAATATAGAGCTAACCTTGTTGGCGCTTAATAAGTATTATTATGAATCACGTTTTTTCAATTTCAAAAAGTAGAAATTTCAGTGATATATCACAAAGTAAAATTGATAATTTAGAAGTCTCAACTCCTTATCTTGTTTCACCGAGCAATACATCTTACGGCGGTGCTACAAATTCAGATGGTTCAATTGTACAAGGTGCAACTCAAAATGTTGTTCAAGATTTTTACTGGACGTACTCTAAAACCGGAGATATAGCAAGAGCAGAAGTGCCTAGAATTATTCTTCAAGAAAAAAGATTAAAAGTAAATACGTTAATTTCTCAATTAAAATATTCATTTGGCGCTACAGCCACTGGAATTTCAGGGGGTTTAAGAGATTTATCTAATCAAGCCGCGGCATTAAGCTTTTTAAATGCTACTGCAGATCAAGCTGACACATTATCAAATAAAGTCAATGAAAAAATAGCTGAATTTTCTTCTCGAGT